TAGTCATCTGACCAGGCGTTTCCTAAAAATGTAATTTCATCCATATTATTTACCTTTTGGGTTTTCTAAGTTTAGTGTGACGTTGATTGTTTTTGCCTCAATGTTTTGATCAACTGTTTCCTTTGGCTTACCATATACTCTGTCAAATAATAACTCCAACAAATGTATGCTGCCTTTCTTGTAGTCCTTTGTCGCTTTATTTGCAATCATAGAAATCCAGAATGGAAGGTCATCGTTTTGAGCAAGTTCCATCAGTTCGCTTCTTGTCCGTGATAATACCCCTTTGATTATCTCCTCCGTCTGTGATTTGGATAACTTGACATTGTACTCATCCAAGAAGATTTCCTTCAATATAGTGTCCACTTTTTTAGGTCTACCATTGGGATTTCTGACCTCTCCTTTTTTTGCTGGTATGAGATTCTGTTCGTTAGCCATCTTCTAAATTATCTCTAAATTATTTGTCCGTTGCGTTTTATAACAAGTGAAGGATCAAGTGCTTTCATTCGGTCTATTATTACTTGGCAATACTTAGGGTCTAATTCCATCCCGTAGCATTTGCGTTTAAGTTGGTGTGCTGCTACCATTGTAGTTCCACTTCCTAAAAATATATCCAATACAATATGATTCGATTTTGTTTGTGGTTGTATAATATCTGAAATCAATGATATCGGTTTTGGGCAAGTATGCAGTTCTCTCATGCCGTCACCTCTATTGCTTTGATTTTCAAATATATCCCAAGTGAATTTTTCTTTAACTTTCCCAAATATAAAAATAGGCTCTGTTTTTCTTAAATGAAATGACCTACCTCCAGATTGTTTTGTTTTATCAAACCAAACCATTTCGTCTGATGGATTTTTGTTCCACCAAAATTGCTTATAAGACCATCCAGTGCTAATTATAATGAGTTCAGAATTTAATTGTAATACATTAAACCATTCATCACAAAATTTCAGATATTCCTCTCCTTTTGTGTCTTTGTGTGAATTATACTCGTACCCTATTCCATACGGCGGGTCGGTGAATACCATGTCCGCTTTCTCGCCATTCATCAATTTAGCAACTGCATCGCTATCCGTACTATCCCCACATAATAAACGATGCTCACCAATCTCAATCAAGTCACCAATTACAATGTCCGTTTCTATCCCGCCTTCAGCTACATCAAAGTCATCTTCTTCTGCTTCAATTTCTGTTTCAGGGAATACAGGAACATCAATACCCCACTCCTCAAGTTCAGCAGTATCCCACTCGTTGGCTATCATATCCCAATCCCACTCACCGAATCCAGCGTTGTCCTTAATGATGAACTGACGTTGTTGGTCATCTGTTAAGTCTGATGCTTTAATGATAGGTGCTTCCTTTAATCCTAAATGCTTTAATGCTTTTAATCGCATATTGCCACCAAGTACAACCATATCGTCATTCACAACGATTGGGCGTAGCTCAAGCATTTTAGGGAATGCCTTAATAGATTCACACAGCTTGTGAAACTTGTCATCCTTTATTACTCTTGGGTTATTAGGGTTGCTCTTAATGTCTGTTATTTTTACTACTTGTATATTCATTTTCTTTCTGTCATCTTAACCTTATGGACAACTTTTAACATCTCTTTGTCCGCTTTGTTCCCTTCATATTTTTCATGGCAAGGTCTACAAACTGCCATCAGGTTTTCAATTACATCTTTATCGCCTTTTGGGTTGCCCCCCATTCCTCTCGCTTCGATGTGGTGAATATCAACGGCTTGATTGCCGCATATCTCACACGGTATAAAATCGGTTGTGTCATAGCCGAAATAATCAAGATATATTTTTACATGACGTTTCAAAGTCTAATCAGTTGACATTTGGTTTTCTGTTGCAATTCGTGCATATGAGCATTGTGAGCGTTAAAGTCTGTTCCTTGCTCTGCTTGAATATAGTGTTCTGTCAGTCCTTGATATAAAGCTCTGCCTCCATCTATGCCTAACGTGTAAACCTGGTCAAATCGGTTCATCAGTAGTTCAAATGCGAATGAGCTTGAATTGAATGTTCTAAATGTGTAATGCCCAATATTTGGATCAATCTTAAACTGCACAAAGATGGTGTTGTCGTATATCTTTTTATTGCAGGTTCTTGTCAGAATGAAACGTGCCTTGTATTTGCCGTGAATGTATTTCTGTGGTTCGTTGTAAATCACAGGATCGTGAAACGCTGCTATATCTGCGTACCTTGTTTTTTCCAATGCTCCATTAATTGTCCAGACGTTATAGTCTAACATCATAGAAGCATCCCACCTCTCAAGAGATGCACCCGTGCCAACAACGAGCCAAGGTTTATCCTTCGCCCAAGTCTGTTGTATTATTTGTGTTACGCACGACACGTTTTCTTCTCTTTTTTTTAATCGGTTGCTCGTCATCAGCAAGAGTGTTCAACTCCTTCTTCTGTGCTTCTGCTCTGATAATCATTGAGAGCATTCCCTCAACGACACAATTGCCGCACGTTGGAAGTGGTTTTCCCATCTCTTGTAAATACACTGCTCTGAACTCAACGTTTTGTTCAGGTGTCATTTTCAGCACTTGTGTTTCTTTCCATTTCTGAAAGACCGGCAACATCTCTGTGAGGATAAAGTCAATTTGTTCTTTGTTCATATGCTTTGACGTATAAAATTGTTTGATTTGCTATTTTTATATGCTTTTGCACTCATTTCTCTTTGGTGTTAAAGACTCTATCAAAATAATGTTCTGCTGACTTGTACCCTAAAGCCAAGAAATATTGTTCAGCAAACTCAATAATCTGCTTTTTCTCTTTCTCAAGTAGAGGTTTTGCAATGTCTTCTATTATATCTTCTATTAAAAATCGAGGGGGATAATTTGATGGGCGGAAACTGCTATTCATTATTTTACTAAGCCTCTCAATTAACTCCTGCATTGCTGATTGTTTTGATTCTTTCTCCATATTAGGAATAAAGTTAATTGTCAGTTTTTCAATTTGAGTGTCTTCATGTTCAATCCACTCTATACTGTCGACTGAGCATAGATTAATACCCATGTAATTAGGGATTACTTCAAGTGGTAGTGGTGAATCGGCTTTGCCGTCAACTACGTCTGTTATTTTTACTTTTAAGTTTTTCATTTCTCTTTGGTGTTAAAGATTTCAATTGCTTTCTTGATGGCTGCGTTTACCTCGCTCGGTCTTGGTTGGCTTAGTGCAAACCCCTGGCGATATTTTAAATGCTTTTCTAAAATCTCTTTTGCTTCTTCGTTAGACATATCTGTTCAATATCGTTGCTATCATCCCACTTGCAAATGAGAATAGAACTCCCTCTAAGGAGTGGAAGTACAGTACACTCAACCAAAACGCCATACATAGCTCACAGGTGAATGGCTTAACCTTGAACTTGTATGTGAAGTTTCTTACAAGAATTACTCCCATAAAGGCGAGTCCTAATATCTCAAATGTAAGGTTCATATTTTTTAAATTGTTTATTTGCTTTGTATTTAATCTCGTTAATCACTTTGTCTATCTCGTGCCTACTGATGCCGGTTGCTCTGCTGATTGATCGTGCTGATTTTGGTTTAATGTTCCTCCCGCCTTCAGAATACAGCTTCCAAATCTTGGTGTGATACCAATCGTATTCTCTGAGTACAATGTCAATGCAGTAGTGCAGTATCTCTTTTCTGTAATCCACATCATGATCAGGAATCTCAAGCTTTGAGGAGTCAAGCATTGGCTCTTGTTTGAATAGCTTGTTGAACCTGGTGTATTGCCCGTAGGCTTGATTGACAACAATGCGAATGACAAGCCCTTCCCAGTATCCGCTGTTGTATTTTTCAAGTATCCATTCTTCATCCTTTTCGCAGATTATCAGAAACACCTCCTGATATAAATCATTCGCTTGGTGCTTCCCTATCTTGTCACAAACTTCCCTCAACCATTCGGCTTTGGTAAGCTCGTTTATGATGTCGGCTTTTTTGATACATCAAAGTTTGTTTATCTTTTTTATCCTTGTTTAAGAAGTTTTACACAATAAACGCACAGTCTTTTCATTGCATATACTGTAAACCTCAAAGCCTTGTTTGATGTATTTCTTGGCGTAGTAGATGACTTGCTTGTCATTCTCAAGGATAATGTGAACGTATTCTTTACCCTTCTTGACTGTCAGCTCCATCGAGTATCTCTAAGATGTTTAACTCGTTTCTGTATATCTGTGGCATATCCAACCAGTTCTCAACCTTCTTGCATCCATTTATGACGCTTGAATGGTCACGGTTAAAAATTGAACCTATCTTGATGGTGCTATAATTCTTTCGATATCTCAGAAAGTAGAACATAGCATGACGAATATTTACGATTGGTCTGTCACGCATTGGTGACTTTAGTTCGTCCTCAGTAATTCCGTACTCGTTTAGGATACGCCCGTATAGCTCGTGGCATCTCTCAGGGTTTTGACCTTGCAACCGCATCATATCATGCCTCATCTTGTGGATGGTCACTTGATACTCTCTGATTTCATTTCTAACTTTTCTTTTGTAGTTATCGTGTTGCTTTTCTAATCGTGTGAGCTTTTGCTTTGCTGCAATGTATTCAGGATAAAAGTCTTTCATAGTTCTAAATAATAAGCCATACAGGCTGCCTTGTAAATAATTTCCTCGTCTAATTGTGAGCGTTTCTGCTTATGCCCTCGCTCTCGTTTCATTTTGTAAAACCAAATATTTTGATTGTCGTGTATCATCTCAACTAATTGACCCACTCGCTTCTCATCAATCTTTGGCTTCTCTGTCAACTCATCCCAAGCATTGCTTAGTAGAGAGGGGAAGACTGCCGCCCTTTTTGTTCTGACATTCTCCCAATTCCTTTTGGCTATCTCAAAGGCTGACATCTTTGGACTATTGTCAACCGGTGCTTCTATTGCCATATACTCTCTTGGTTTTAGTTTGATCGTGTGAGAGTTGTCTTTGATGTAAGCGTTCATGATGTCGCTCACAAACTTTACGTTTAGTTGCTGTGGTTGTCTAATGGTGTACTTTCCGAGCAGATACTCTCTGAAGGCTTTGTCCATTGTTTCAATCTCGCATCGTGCGAATCCGTCTTGAATAAACTCGATGAACTCCTTGCCTTGTTGTGGTGGCTTTATGCCTCCTAATGAACAGAGCTTTTTTAATCGCTCTAATATCATCTCCTGTGGTATATCCTGAATGTAGTTCATAATGTCCAATTTTCTAATTCGTTTTGACTATCCGCATACGGCAGCTTTTCGTCCTCGTATCTCCTTTGGTTTAAATATGTTGTAAAGTTAGGCAGATAATCTGTCTTTTGAGCTGCGATGTGATTCTTGAGATATTTTGGTAAATGCTTCCTAATCTTTTCAAGCTCTGTATGTTTTAACTTTTTAAACTTAGCGGCTGCATCTTTCTTGCTTCCTGGTTGTCGTGTTGAAACTTGGCTGTAAGCCTTCCAAACCTGATCAAAGATTTCATTCCTTTCCACCAAGAGAGATTTATCTCTCTTATTTATTACATTAACATTTACACTATCACTTACATTTACATTTACACTATCAGCTTTTTTGGGTTTTTCAGAAAAGGCTTGGGTTTTTTCGCTTTCTTTGGGTTTCTTTGGTCTGCCACCCTTTTTCCCATTGAGGCTCTGCTTTTCAATGTAACTATCCCATTTCTGAAGGTCACGCTTTAATTGCTGTTTAATAGGTTCAAATGCAATCTTAGTGATAACATCGTCTGTTTCAGGATCAAGGTCATTAACGTAGGCAAGAATGTGTTTAAACAATCTCCCTGCTTGTTCCTCGTTTAACTGCTCCACCGTGTGAATTAAGTCGGTGTACAATATGAATGATTTCTTATTTTGTGCCATAAAAAAACCCGCATAAGATAGATGTGTCGAGCCATCTATCCCATACGGGCAAAATTCTTTAAACATAACCGCCTCGACTCGGTTGTCGTTTACTCTACGAATATACTAAAAGAATCTAAGTTTCTCACCACGTTCTTTAAAATTGTATATCTCCTCTAATTTTTTCAAGTAATCGCTGCTGTTGGTGCAGTCTACAAGTTTAGAAGATTGGAATTGCATTTTTCTCATCATTTGTTTGTGATTATAATGTGGTATATTATATAATCTAACAAGTGATACAACAAAAGCTTTTCTCGTAGCTCCTTCATAATAGTTCTGCCAATCTTGAATCCATTGGGTAATAATTAAACCTCTTTCTTTATGGTTTAGTTTCATACTACCATCACGAACAGCAGTTTGATTATTACCATTGAATGATAAATACATTGACAATATTGTTGAAATGCCGAATTTAGTTTTTGCAATTATATTTTTTAAATAGCAGTACTCCGACAACCCCATATCGCAATAACCATCTACATAATCCATGAGCTTCCAATTTTTAGTATTGGCATTCAGTATCTGAATTTCCTTAAGACCTAAACCTTTGCACTTAATGTAATGAACTGGCTTACCTAATTTTTGACACACCTCAAATCGGTGTTGTCCGTCAATGATCTCATAACGCTCGTTTACCAATATCGGATTGGCAAACAACAAGTCATTTTCGTTGACGCTCTCGGTTAATCTTTTCAGATGTAGTTGATTTAGTTCTCGGTTTCCATTTACCTTTTTGAACTGCTTGTAGTTTTTTGATACCAATACTTCATTGGTTTTTTCCTGTTGGAGGTGGGTACTCGTCTTCGCCATTGCTCCTGTTGATATGTTAAACATAGTTTTTAATTTGTTTTATTATCTATATCCTAAATCCTCCTTGACCTTTTCCTGCTTTGCCATCTTCTCCAGATACTTCTTACCTCTAAATTGTGGTCGCTCCATCTGAAGCTTTCTTCTGATCCTTGTAATGGTCTGTGCATCCGTCAACTTGCCGAATGTGTACTCACGTTTAAAATCGTCAAAGGTTTCTAATCTCATACCTTCATCTTCCATCTGCATTGTCCAATAGTAAGCAGTGAGCATTCTGTCATCGTCTTTGGTTTCTGGGTGCTTTAGTAGAACTGCGGCAACCCTTTGCATTATCATGTTACTCATTTCTTGAATCTCCTTCTGTAAAGTGGTTCAACATACGGCTTTTCTGCCTCGTTAGCTTGACGCTCAACTTCATCCTCAAGCTTCTTAAATTCTCTAATTTCGTCGCATATTTTTAAATAGGCTAAATAGCAAATAAGCATAATTAATGCGATTGGTAAAACTAAAATTACTGGTACTTCCATAGTTCAAATATAAACTTTCTTTTTAATCTGACAAAATATTTTGCAATAATTCCCAAGCATTCTCTAATTTCTCATTGAGTTCAAACTCCACTTCGTGACGTTCAATCTCCGCAATATGCATCTGTTTCTCTTGTGGCATTCGTGGATCATAAGAAACAAAGTAGCCATAGTCTAAGTCAGTTGCTAACATTCCCAACTGCATCTGCCAATAATACTCAGGATGTATCTGCTTTAGAGAATCCGCATCATAGATGTTGAAGTTCTTTAAATGTATGCCGCTATTGTATGGGCATTTTATTTCAAGGATAGCATCTGAACTCAGCCCGTCAGGTGAATAACCACTGTACTCTCCGTAAGGAATAAAGACGTAGGTTTCTCCTCCGTAGTATGTCCATTCTTGAAAGTTCTGCTGATTGAAATAGTGAAACGCATCCGCTTCGTTTGTTATGCCCCATTCAAGAGCATCACCGTACACCGGTTTACTTTGCCCAGTTAGAATCTCAGCAGCTCGTTCATAGACAAAAGTTTCTGCTGTCTTAGAGAGTAGCCCACCTGATCGTGAGCTACCCATTAACTTGTGAACCACTGAAGCCGTAAAACGATTGGCTC